ACTACTGCGTTTGTACAACAAGAGATCACTGCTAATGAATACACACCAGTGTATGCTTCAGAAACAGTTAAAGGATCTGTGAGAGCTTACATTTCAAGCGGTGATTTGTACATTTATACTCAGGACTGATCATGGCAATTGTATTTAACGGTGCAGTATTAGATTGGTATCAAGAGTCAGTGTACATGAATGGCACTGCTGTAAGTACGCCCGATTCACCGGGAGATGTTTACTTTAATGGAACTCGTGTGTTTGGTCTTACAAGTCCTGTATTTAGTTCAGAGACTACACTTACTACATTAAACCTTGCTCCTGATTCGTCTGATATTGAAAACTGGGTATCTGGATTAACAACAGAAATTACAGATGCGTTTCATTCTCATGGGTACACTCAAGGGCCGGGTACAGATACTGTATACACAATGTACCTTAAAGAAGGTTACCGATGGGTTACTGGCGATGGAACCTTTGTTGGTACAGCAAGTCCGGGTACATCTGTTCAGGCATACTCTGGTAAAACTGTTACAGGATTTAATACATCACACAACGGTGGAGTAACCGGCACACTACGTAGAGACGATGGCGTTTGATAAAAACACCAGTAGCAATACAACCTGCATACACGATTTACTTTGAAATGTATGACGGGCTAACATGGACACACGCAGATGTACACAAGTGGACACCTAAGATTGCTAAAGAATTTCATCAAGTCCACGGACTATTAAATATGATTCATGGGCGACCATTCTACTGTTTGGTCGATAATGATAAACTAAAGAAATTTGTAACACAACTAGGATACATTTTTGTTAAAGAAGCACATTGCGTTGACAATGTAACACGGAGCATATATAGATATGGGTAGTATAGTAAGCGGGCTGTTCGGTAAGGGCGGTGCAGGAACAGCAGGAGAGGCAGTAGCAAGAGCCCGTGAGCTTGCTCCCGGTGCTCGCTTCAATCCTTATACAGTAAGGACAGCTACAGGTACGACAGGGTACACAGGTGACGGTCAGTTTTATTCTACACTATCTCAACCGTACCAAGACCTCCTAGGTACCACTTTAGGAGGTGCTCAAGGACTCTTTGAGCAGTTTGGTGCTTTTGATCCTAGTCAACGTGCGGCAGACATCTACCAAGAACAAGCGGCACTGTTGCAACCTGCTTTTGAACAACAAGCAACTCAACTTCAAAGCCGACTATTTGGTGGTGGCCGTTTAGGTCTCAGGCTTGCAGGGGAATCTCAAGGACTTGGTGCAGGTTCTGGAATGGTATCTCCAGATGCTTTAGGATTAGGTAGAGCACAACAGCAGACTCTTGCTCAGTTAGCCGCTCAATCACGTCAGCAAGCCTTTGGTGAGCAACAAGCTCTTGGATCTATGGCGGCCCAAGCGTTACAATCTGGTATGGGCATTAGTGGGCTTGAGCAGTCTCTTATGGGTATGGGTCTCAATGCAGAGCAAGCTCGTGCGGCGGCGGCCTTGGGTGCAATGCAAGCTGAATTGTCTCCATATGCAACTAAAGCCCAGATGGAGCAGAAGCAACAAGAAGCCACTGCAGGGTTCTTTGGTGATCTTGCAGGTGCAGGTGCTACGTACTTAAAATTATCTGACATTCGTTTTAAAGAAAATATTAACCATATAGATACACTTCCTAACGGTATTAAACTTTATACATGGAATTGGAAAGAAGAGCGTAACGAGCCTACATTTGGTGTTATTGCACAAGAGGTTGCTCAAGTAATTCCTGAGGCTGTTATTGAGCACCCAGATGGATACTTAATGGTCAACTACGCACATCCAGAATTACAAGGAGTCCACTAATGGCTAAACCAGATTCAGTATACTCTTTGTTTGGAATGAAGACACCGCAACAGGTAGCGGCTGAAGAGTTTAAGAGAGCCTTTAGTTACAAACCCGGCCCCTCAGGTTATCAACGAGCAGGCGCGGGGTTAGGACAGCTATTGGGAGCTTTGTTAGCCCCTGAATCAGAGGAAATGAAGCAAGCTAAAGAAGGCGAAGAAATTATTCAGTCGACGTCTAAAGAGTTTGCAGATATTCAAGAGCAAGAACGTCAACGAGCAGAAGAACTTCAGACTTCTGAAGGACTCCGTGAAACCACTAGAGGTGTTATGCGTCCTGCTACATCTGAAGAAGAGGCTGACCTTGCAGAAGCTAACAAGCGTCCTGAGATTGCACAGTTTGAACGTAATGCTGAAATGTACGATATGATGGCACAGCGTCTACAGGCCGGTGGGTTTGCAGATGAGGCCGCTCAAGCACAGATGCAGGCAACACAACAGCGTGTCAAAGGCTTTCAAATGCAAAAGATGATTCGTGAAGAAGAATCTGCTATTGCTGACGAACAACGTAAAGCACAAGAGCGACAGCTTGAAGCACGTCGTCGAGTGACTGCCGGAGATATCTTAGACCGCCGTGGGAAGCCTGACATGGCTCAAGCAGTGCGTGAGGGTATCTTACCCTTAGACACCCTTAAGGATGCCCTTAAAGATCCTCAGGCTGACTACAAAGTAGTTGGTAAAAGCCTTATTAAGATTCCTCCCAGTGGGGCTCCTGAAGTAGCATGGTCTCCTCCTCCTGAGTCAAACACAACATACACGTTGATGACTGAACAAGAGATTAAAGACAACCCAACGTTGACTCCGGGTGTTGCTTATCAGAGGAATAACAAGACTCAAGAAATTACAGCAGTCACAGGTGATCCTAAAGTGACTCAAGTGGGTGACTATCAAGTCAACCGTGCTTATGATGCTGACGGTAACTTGACAACCTCTATGTCTGTCATTTCGGGGTCTAAGACAGACCGTGATCTTAAGCAGAGGATTCAACAAACAAGCCAAGGTATTGCAGGAAGAGCCGAAAAGCTTGACTTAATGAGTGAATACACTGATCGTACTATTGAGTTGCTTGAAAAAAATCCTGAGGCCGCAGGATGGCAAGGTGCGGCTACTCGTGACTTTGGTAAAGTTCCATTCTTAGGTGCATTGACTGCAGGAAGCCCTACAGAGATTCTGGATGGTTATTTAACAGTGATTAAGTCAAACATTGGTTTTGACAAACTACAACGTATGCGTGACGAGTCGCCTACTGGCGGGGCATTAGGTCAGGTTGCAATTCTTGAATTGATTGCACTTCAGAACTCTATAGCACCACTTGAGCCCAAAGTTGGTGATAAGGTGTTAATCCAGAGCTTGAAAGAAATCAGAGACACTTACGCCAAGAATATGGAGATTCTTGCAAACAACTACACAAACGAAGTTCTCAATCAATACGGAATGCAGATTGCCATCCAGTACCGTACAGTTGATCCTGTCACAGGCAATCCTTTGCAACCTGAAGGAAGCACTCAAGACCCATTAGGAATCCGCTAATGTCAGAAGCTCTTAACCAACTGCGGAAGCAGTATGAAGAGAACTATACAGACATGGACTTTAACGAGTTCAAAGAATTGTATAGAAAGAAGTTCTATGCTGATCTTGATCCAACACAGTTTGACCAATCCTTAGGAATTGTGCCTGAGCCTTCACCAGAAGCCCCCAGTCGGTTCACAAGCAAACTTAGGATGCTTGGGCAGGGTTTGACGTTTGGTGGTGCTGACGAGGCTGAGGCTTTTATTCGCTCATGGTTAGGTGAAGGCACTTACGAACAAGAACGTGACAAGATCAGAAGCGAGATTAAACAGTTCCAAACAGAGAACCCCGGCACAGCGTTGACAGGAGAAATCCTAGGTGGTCTTTTGACACCCGCAACTTACCTGAAGGCCCCTCAGTACATTGAGCGTCTTGGTGCGTTAGTCCGTGGCGGTATCAAAGGATTCACTGGCGGTGCCGCATACGGATTTGGTACTGCTGAAGGTGACTTTGAGAATCGGGCTCAAGAAGCTCTGGAATCTGGCGGTATTGGTCTTCTGATTGGTGCTCCACTAGAGAAAGCCTTTGGTGCAGTTGGCAATGCAAAAGCGAATGCACTCATCAAACGACAACAACAAGAACCAACCGTCGACACCCTTAGGGCCATCAAGGATGCCGCTTATGAAGCTGTAGACGACAAGGCGTTTGCTGTAGGGCCCGGTGAACTAAACAATGTATTTATGCGTATGAGTGGACTAGCAGACAATGCAGGATTCTTAGGTGCTAAAGAGAACCCCGGTATCCACAAAGTCAAGGCTACGCTTCAACAGTACATTGGCAGGAACCAAGGGTTGACCCTAGGGCAGTCTGAAGTTGTACGTAAGCGTCTGTTTGACTACATGAAAGCCCACCCTGAGGACTCAAGAATCATTCGTGAAATGATTGATGAGTTTGACACTGGGATTGAAGCGGCTATGGACTCTAGTCAGATTGCCACAGTTAAACTTGCTCGTGATGCTAACCGTCGTTTCCGTAACGTAGAGACTATTCAGAACGCTTTTGAGGGGATTGCTCCTGACGTTAAAGATACACGTAAGGCATGGCGTACAGTAGCCCAGAGACTGCTTAACGACAAGAAGAAGATGCGGTACTTTAACCAAGCAGAGCAAGGTTTCTTACAGGACATCGTAACAGGCTCTGTATCTGAGCGCACACTAGCGACACTTGGGAAGTTCCAATTCAACCCTATGGGTTTCTTTGGTGCCATGAACGTTATGGCTATTGCTCATCAACCATTCTTAGGTTTAGTCTATCTGGCAACTGGCGGTGCTAAATACATTGCTGACAAAAAGACTAAGCAAAGTATTGCTCGTTTGGTTAAGGAAGCAGGTGGTATTGAAGAACTTAAGAAAGTTACAAGCAACCCTAATCAAGCTACTTTGACTGTAGGCGGTGTTACGGCTGACAGTATTCGTAATGTACTCTTTGGCGAAGAGGAAGAGTAATGGCTCTGAAAGGTCTCTTTGATACGGCTTACGGTGTAGGCCAAGATTTATATGAAGGTGTCCAAGACTACGGACGTGGATTGTCAAAGGTTGAACAAGAGTTTCAATCTGGTGATCGTAACGTCGGTGAATATATCTTAGGCACTGGGTACTACGGTGTCGCTAAACCTATTGAAGAACTATTCTCTTACTTTATTCCTGATCCAATTGAAGAAGCTATCGGTAGTGCCGCTCAGTACGGTATGGAAGCTACTGGATTAGATGATGCATTACAATCATTAGACCCAGACACACGTAGGGCCGCTGAGGAAGCCTTTGGACTCTTTGGCATACTCTCCCCTGCCGGTGCAGTCAAAGGACAGCTAGGAAGCCGTGCAGTGGCTAAGGGTGCTCCTGACACACGGACAGCAAGAGAACAAGCTAGGGCCGGTATGGTTTCGTCTAACTTTGACGTAATTATTGATAACTTCTACGATCCGAATACCAAGACCTATCCCGGACTCCGGGGTGACACTTCATTTGATAAAGCAGGGCGTAAGTTAATGGGCCTTGCTGAGTGGGGCACTAAAGGTATTGCTCGTACTGCCAAGTTAGCCTTTAATCCTGTAACTCGTGCACGGTTTATGGAAACAGGTGTAACTCCTGTAGCTACTGATGCATACAAAAAGTTAGCTCAGTTAGAAGCTAAGATTGAAGCAATGCCTGTAGGCGAGGCTAAAGATGCGTTGGTGAAGCAACACAATGAAGCGTTAGAAACAATAACATCTCAAATGCAACAAATGGGTAACATTGGAGTACAAGCCGGGAATGTACCGCTCAAGCGTAATGTACCTCGTGAGTTTGTTGAACGAGCCGCTATGGAAGGTACACCAATCTACAAAAGTAAAGCAGAGCTTGGTGATAACTGGTTTGATGCGTCTGCAGGCACTAAAGGAAACGTAGGGCCGCTTAGTCCAGAAGTCAGTAAGTTTGTAGGAGACTACATAGAACAAACATGGCGTGGTTCTGGTTTAGATATGGATAGGGCTAAGATTCTTGTCAAAGCTCCCTCAGGCCGACTCACAGGCGATCATTGGGCTTCTATGGCATTCAACGCTCAAGTTAATGCTATTGAACGTGCGTTTAGAGAAACAACAGGACGTAAGAGATATGTAGGCGGTGAGATTGTACGTAAGGAGTCTGGCCCAGATACGTGGCGTACTGGAGACCTTGAGCCTGACGTAGCTGAAAAACGTGTCTTAGGGGGCACGACAGAGACGACTGTAGCACCTAAAGGTGGTTTCTACGATGTTGAAATTAAGGGAGACCGTATTGAGCTAGTCCCGGATATTGATGGACTAAGAAAAGCCCTTGAGGAAACTAGGGTTACCCGTGATGCTGATGGTAAGTTGTCAGGCGATGAGAAACTTGTTAAAACCTACGGCAAGGATTCCCCTAAGAACTTCAACATTGTCGGTCAAGATGACAAAGGTGTTTGGGTTAGTTTTTCACATCCGTCTCGTGCTAAAGTAGAAGGCGGTATGAACGTATTGATGCGTGTAGAGCCAGATGGAACTCTAACAAGTATTGCATCTGACCTTCATGATTTTGGTGATAAGTTACCGGGCATCAACAAACTATTAGATGATGCGCTTCCGAATCAAGTTCTGTCAACAACTCCACCGATGCAATCTAATGTGTTCAGTCTGTCTAGCTTACGTAGTAATAAGAAAGACAATGTACCATTAAAAGAAGAGTATGGTGAATCGGTTGAAGGGAAGCTAATTGACAAACCTGCACCTCAGCTTTCAGAAGCACAAGGCAGGGCAGAGCTTGATGTCTTAGGCGATCTTCAGCCATCTAAAGCAGAGATTGCTCGTCAGGCTGTCCCCGTCGCACAGAATGTAGCTTTCACAGCAAATGTGTTAGACCCTGATGAAGATTTTCAGATTGATCCTGATTTGCTAGGCCCATAAAAAAGGGGCCCTTAGGCCCCAATGGTTGAGCGAACGACCTACTCAAAAACCTCAAAGATATCCCCTATCATTATTTTACAGAAGGGAATATTGATTACATATCCATCAAAGAAGTACACATTAGCGTCTTCAATGTCTTCTCCTTCTTTCCAACCTAACACTGGTTGCGACTGTACTGTCTCTGCAGACAAACCAAATACATTGTGAAATCGTGCTACTATCATACTTCTCTTGCCTTATATATATGTCTTGCATTTCCTGTGTACGCGGAAGCACTTCCGGTCTTCATGTAAGCCTGCTGAATGGCACTATCGGCATTAAGAGCACGATAGCGGCCAATGTAGCGTTCACCACAGTACACTTCATAAGTCCTTACCATCCCCAGTCTTCCCCTTCCAGTCCGTGTGCGTTGTAATCCGTGACCCGCTTCTCAAAGAAGTTGGAAATAGAACTACCACCAAGCAATTCCTCCATCCACGGGAGAGGATTCTCCTTAACCTTCCAGTTCGTCTTGAGGCCAAGCTGTAATAAACGTCTGTCTGCGAGATAGCGAATGTACTGCTTGACATCTGCCGCTGAGAGACCTTCCAAGTCACCCATCTCATACGCCAAGTCAATAACCTTGTCTTCCAGTTTGACTGCAGTACGGAACATCTCGTAGATATCTTTCTTAAAGTCATCATTAACAATTCTTGGATGCTCATTACAGAACTCCCTAAACAACTTAGCCATTCCTTCAGCGTGTTGGCTCTCATCTCGTACAGACCATTCTACGACTGTACACATCCCCGGCATCTTCCCGAATCTCTGGTAGTTCAACAGCATTGCAAAGGCACTAAACAACGACATACCTTCATTTAACACTGAACGTGCAATTGCAAGGGCTGTACCGCTGATAGAATTTACGTCTAATCCGGACATGAACTCCAGTTTTGCAGACATTTGCTGATACTCAAGGAATGCTGTGAACTCCTCCTCAGGCAACCCTAGGGTGTCATTCAGGAGCGCATAGGCTCGCTGATGGATGAACTCACGACTAGCAAAGGCTGTGAGCATCGCCCTGATCTCATTGTTCTTAAACTTGGGTATATAATACTCAAGGTAGTTTGTCCCGACCGCAACGTCACTCTGCGTGAACAGCCGCAGAATCTGGGTAATGTGGTTCTTCTCGACTTCCGATAGAGCCCCCGACTTCCAGTGGTTGACATCTGTTTGTAACTCCAGTTCATCCTCAATCCAGTGAATACGCTCATGCTCTGTGGCATACGTCACTGCCCAAGGGTAGCTAAAGGGTTTGTAGGTTACGTTCGCTTCTAATAGACTCATACTAATCGTGTCTCTCTTGTTTTTTCTTCAGCTTCTTTTAAATAGAATACTGTTTTGTACCGTAGGTATGCACTCATGCATTCCAACATATCTTTGATTACCGCGCGTTTTTGGTCGGCAATAGGATCAAAACTATTCTCTTTGAGGCTAGTCTCTAACTCATAAATGTTTTGAACCATTTTGTCTAGTTGATCAGCGTCGAGCTTTTCATACACCATTTTCTAATTCTCCTTGGTTCTGGTAGATGACATTCATCAGGTTGTTATTATGATATATTAACCTATCTACTTCATCTTGTAAAGTCTGAAAGTGGTCAAAGCAGTCATTTAGTATCCGCTTGTTAAACGGGTCACTGTCTTTAATCAGGCTCAGACGTTGTAGTAGGTTCGTTGTCTTCTCTTTCATTTTCATCCTCAAACTTGTACAGGTCATTTTCTTTATCTAGTGCCATCTCTAGCAACCGTGTGAGGCCAACCTCAACCAACAGACGTGTAGCTTCTACGTCTGTGACGATCTCTAGGTTAGCAGAGCCATCTTCATTCTCTTCTAAGCGTTTAACTTCAATCAATCCGGTTTGCATATTCCCTCCTTTGCATAGGAATACTATGCATAGATAATTACATTTTATGTAATCTAGTCCAACTTTTGTGCGCTACCCCTGACAACTCACACAGACTTCATCGTCATCAAAGTCCTTCAGCGCATTACGGTCTACCTTAGTCCCAACCTTCTCCGCTGTAACACCTGCAGTCGTGCGTAGATAATATAATCCCTTAAGCCCTTCCTTCCACGCCTTGAGGTGTACTTGATTAACAATAGCCTTGTCAGTACCTGATGGGAAGAACACGTTGACAGACTGTCCTTGACAAATGAACTCTTGTCTTTTTGCGGAGTGTTCAACAACCCACCCCTGATCGAGTTCAAATGCTGTCTTAAATGTAGCCTTCTCGTCGTCCGATAGGAACTCCAAGTGCTGTACAGAGCCTTCATTCTCAAGAATACTTTGCCATACCTTCTTGGTGTTCTGGTGATACTCATCTAGAAGTTCCTCCAAGTACGGATTGCGAACAGTATGACTCCCGGCACGAGTACGATGGACATAGCAGTTGCTAATACGTGGTTCAATGCTAGCAGAACACCCACATAGGATACTAGAATTAGCGTTAGGAGCAACAGCCAACAGATGCATATTTCTAACACCATAACCCACTCCATCAGGACATTCGCCACGCTCCACAGCGAGCGAGTATGTGGCCTCAACAGACTGGGCTTTGATGTCTTTGAAGATTGCATAGTTATCACTCGCCGCTTGCCATGACTCCCATGCTATGCCTTTGCTTTGGAGATATCCGTGGAACCCCATTGCTCCAAGACCGACTGAGCGTTCTCTATAAGCTGAGTAGACAGCTTTTGATAATTCTTCTGGTGCGTTGTCAATAAAGAATTGAAGGACGTTGTCCAAGAATCGGATAAGGTCTCCAACCATTCCGCTTGCTTTCCAGTCGTCGTATCTTTCGAGGTTGACTGAGGAGAGGCAACAGACTGCTGTACGCTCTTCACTTGTTGCGAGATGGATTTCGTTGCAGAGGTTACTGCCATTAATTGACAATCCAAGTTTTCTTTGAGCTTCTGGTAAGCCTCTTTTGGCTGTGTCGATAAAGTTAAGGTAAGGACTGCCAGTTCTGAAGCGAGCTTCAAGGATTCGTTGCCACAGCTTACGAGCTTTGACTGTATCTCTAACAATTCCTGTACTTGGGTCGATAAGGTTCCATTCTGCGTCATTAATTACACTCTCCATAAATTCATCAGTGAGGTTCACTGCATTAAAAAGATTAAAACATTTGCGATTGATGTCGCCACCAGTCGCTACTTTAAAGTTGATGAACTCTTCAATATCAGGATGGCTTACGTCTAGGTACGCCGCATAGCTTCCCTTCCGTGTCTTCCCTTGTTTGTACGCTGTCATCTGAGCGTCTACTACTTTCATGAATGGGATCGGGCCCGGAGCCTTGTCGCTGATCCCTCTCACGTCTGACCAGTGCCCACCCACACCGCCGCCCTTTACGGAAAGCCATGCTACTTCACCATTATGTTCAATAAGGCTATCAAGATTGTCCCCCACGTAAGTAAGGAAACAACTAATAGGCAACCCACTAATCTTTCCATCCGGTTCTGGGGCATTGCTGAGGACAGGGCTCGCAAACATGAACCACCCTTTGCTAGAGTAATCATAGATGCGTTGTGCAAGATCGAGGTCACCGCCACAATAGGCCACACTAGCACGAGCAAAAGCCTGCTGAGGGGAGTTTTCATGGTCGAGCATATAGTAGTCTTGCATGAGCTTAGTAGCTTGGTCGCTGAGGCGATTATCTCTTTCATAGTCAATCGTTATCCCTAGGTAATTGGTCATTCATTTCTCCAATGTTTTTCTTGTGTGATGCCCTTGCAAAACCACAAGGGCGAACCTCCAATTTTACCATATTTCAATGAGCTTGTCTAGGTAGTGTTTTGCTTTTTGCAGGTCTAACTTACCACCTTTCTCCTGAAAACGTGCCATGTATTTGATAACGTTACCTAAGATAAATCCTTTAAACTGCTCCTCAGACATCCAACATTCCATTGCGTCCCAAGGTTGTATCTTCTTGTCAGTATAATGACTACCGCCAAGTTGATACTCACGAGCCATTTCATTCAGATCGCTCATTCTTTTCACCTGTGTAGATACTGAAGTCATCTAAATTAAAAGAATACCCATAGGAACCCTCAAGACACTGTACGACATCTTCTAGGATTTCATTCCACGTAACGTCATAGTGATACTTGTTATCTACTGTGACGGTCTTACCGCAGTTACGAAACTCAAACGTCATGTACGCTTTGTCGTCTTCATCTTCAAAGACACTATCAAACCTACGACTCATCTTCTAAGTCCTCCAAAAAGTAATCTAGTTTGTTTTCAATCTTATCAGTAAATCTATCAACCAGATCCTCTGAGGTGATCTCAAGCACCTCAAGGACACTGATCTCATCCTGTTGTTTTAAACGATCACACACGTCGACTAAAGTTAGCATACTTCCGCTTCCTTAAGAAGTTCAGTAATGGTCTCGACAGTGTAGTACCTAAAACCATTCTTGTTAGCCCATTCAGCCATTGTGAACTTAGTCCCATCTTTACGTCTCCTTGCTCTTGGCATTGGTGTGTCTGGATGATAAAACACAAACACTAACTCTTCTAATATTAAACTGTTTCGTATGTCTACATACTTTCGTGCTTCTTCAGAGTCCCTAAAGCGACCCTTGGCCTCTATCAGGAAGTCTCCAACTACAAAGTCTGGTTCGTATACTTTCTCCTGTGTGTAGTGAACCAGACCAGTATGGTACTGACATGGTTTAAGTACGCCTGTGTGTAACTCATACTCAAACCAACTATCGTAGCCCTTAGGAGGCTTTCCTTTCTTTGACATTCTGCAAATACCTCCTAGCGTTTTCTACGTCTTCTAAAGTGTCGCCTAATGAACCAATTCCTGTATTACACTTTCCGCAAATCCATCCCCGAAAAGTAATCGTTTCATGACAATGATCCAAAAGCAACTTAACTCCGGTACGTCCACAGCATTCACAAGCCTCTGGAGGAGGTGGGGCTGTTTTACGAACCTTTTCCAAGTCTAAACGATGTTTGGTTTGACAAGGGATACAATAACAGCTTTTCCCTCCCGGTCTTAAGCTGTGATTGTAGAACTCGTCTTTGTGTTTCTCCTCACCACAAGTGTGGCAAATCCTAGTATCTCCTGAGTTGGGCTTTCTGACATCTGAAAACCCAAACATATCCTCTGTCATGAGACTTCTCTCAGTTGTAGCTCAGGAACCTTAGGTTCATTCTTAACCTCTGTTAAAAACCTTACACCAGTAGAATAGATAAATCCTCTTAAGGTGGGGTAACAGTGGAGCTTGTAGCCGCAGTACGAGCAACCCGTAGCGAGCTTTTTGTTTCCAGACTTCCCATCGTCCACGGGCTCGTGACAGAAGGACGGAGGTTCTGGAAGCTCCACCACCTTTTTTACGTGGCGTACTCGCTCTGCAATGTCATAACTAATCACAGAGTGAACAGGAGCCTGTGTGTCTTCCTCATCATACTCAAGGTAACACAGGTGACCGTTCTGCTTGTCAATCGCAATCCACCCGTACTTAGTGTCGCCCTCAGAGTGAGCGTAGGCTTTTAACTGAGCCACATATCCAAAGGGGTCGTCAAAAGCAAGCGTAGCGTCCTTGAACTTCTTGAAGCCGTAGGTTGAAGTTGACTTCACGTCAACCAGTCGACCATCAATACGGGCATCCATAGAGCCCTTGACGCCCTCGACCTCACAAAGTTTCTGTTCGTCTTCTACGGTATGTCCTGCCATACGAGTCAAGAACAGAATCAGTTCTTCAATCATATGTCCGTACATGAACTTGATGTAGTTATGCGGCTTCATCTTCTCTTGCGAGTATTTGTTCGCAGAGTACCAAAGCTGACGATCATCCTTACCAATGGCAGACAAGCGGAGCTTACGACCATCACGC